GGATATGCAACAAGTATAACAAATAATGGCACAATAGGTGGTGGAGGTGGTGGCGGCGGTGGTGGATCAGGAACAATTAGAACTGTAACCGGTCCAGGTGGTGCACCCATATCTCCCACTACAGCTGGTACTGGTGGAAATGCTGGTGGTTTAGGATCAGCTGGTAGTGCAGGTGAAACAATCACCTCCGGTGCAAACGGTGGTGCCGGTGGTGCCGCTGGTGCAGCTGTGAATGGTAACGCAAACATCACATGGCTGGCAACGGGAACACGATTAGGAGCAATTTCATAAAATTCGAAATTTTGCGTTCCGGCCCAAAAATTTTTCGGCACGATTTCAAATACTAAAAAAGCGATTTTACTCCTAGAGCAGAATAAATAAGAAGATGGCACTTACAATAACAAAAATATACTCAGACATCGACTTTACCTTTACCAAGAAACCGGTAACGGGAGATGTGGCACTCAGCTTTGATGACCAAGCAGTAATTAGGTCGATTCGTAACCTATTGTTGACGAATCACTTTGAGAGACCTTTTAATCCAGATTTGGGTTCAAATCTCAATGCGTTACTGTTTGAACTGGTGTCACCACTTACAGCTGCATCGTTGGAGAGAGAAATTGCCACGATGATTGATAACTATGAGCCAAGAGCTCGTATCAATGAAGTGATTGTTACACCACTACCAGACAATAATGCTTACAATGTCTATCTCAGTTTCTATATTGAGAATGCCACATTGCCAACAACAGTAACCCTACTTTTAGAGAGAAATAGATAAAATGGCAGGCGCTAATTCAAATATCCAAATGACTGATTTGGATTTTAATACAATCAAAACTAATCTTAAAACATATTTACAATCTCAGGATGTATTAAAAGATTATAATTATGAAGGTTCTGCACTCTCTACTCTATTAGATATTCTTGCTTATAATACACAATACAACGCCTACTATCTGAATATGGTCGGCAACGAAATGTTCTTAGACACTGCCATTCAGCGTGGTTCAGTTATTTCTCAAGCCAAGATGTTGAACTATACACCTCGTTCAGCTGTGGCACCAACTGCAACTATCAATTTACAAGTCAATGATGTGGTTGTGCCATCATTAACATTGCCAAAATTTACTACATTTATGTCTGAAGCTATCGATGGCGTCAACTATAACTTTGTGACTGCCGATGCCTATACTGAGAATACAGTAGGCGGTGTAGTAAACTTTAATAATATCACTTTGAAACAAGGTTTGGCAACAACACTAAATTATACAGTTGATTTGATTGCCAATCCAGAAACAATCTTTGAAATACCTGATGAGAACATTGACACATCTACATTGGTTGTAACTGTTCAACAATCATCTTCTAATGCAGCCAGTGATGTTTATACATTGGCAACCAACTATTCTTCTCTGACAGGTTCTTCTAAAGTATATTTTCTACAAGAGAGTTTGAATAACACTTACGAAATCTATTTTGGTGACAATGTTCTTGGTCAAAAACTGGTAGATGGTAACATTGTAAATGTGTCGTATGTTGTAACTTCTGGTACAGCCGCTGCAGGTGCCAATAATTTTGTGTTGATGGACACAATCGTTGGTTATGCCAACACATCAGTCTTTCCTCTTACACCAGCAACCACAGGTAATGAAAAAGAAAGTATTGAATCAATCAAGTTTCAGGCACCTAAATCATATGCAGCTCAAAGTCGTGCGGTCAATAAGAACGATTACATTACAGCCATTTCTCAGAACAATTTAGGTTTACAGTTTGATGCAGTCAATGTATGGGGTGGTGAAGAAAATGTACCGCCTGTATACGGTCAAGTGTTTGTGTCGTTAAAACCAACAGGTTCATTTACATTAACACAGGTACAGAAACAACGCATCATTGAAGATATATTAAAACCAATTTCTGTGTTGACGGTTACACCAACAATCGTTGATCCTGATTATACATATCTACAATTAACAGTTAATGTATTGTATGATCCAACCAAAACTACACAAACATCTACTCAGTTAGCTGCCGGTATTAAATCTGCCATACAAACATTTGCAAACGAAACATTAAACACATTTAATTCAACATTTAATACCTATGATTTGTTGAACACGATTCAAAATTATAGTTCATCGGTGATTACCAGTGAGTTTGATTTAAAGTTACAGAAAAAGTTTTTACCTAATCTTTCCACACCAACAACATATAAACTGTTCTACAACTCATCGTTACAAGCAGGTCGGTTCTTATCTGGCACCAGCAGTTCACCAGCTATGCAGTTCAGAGATCCGAATAACTTTGCAAACATCATTGATGGCATATACATTGAAGAAGTTCCGTCGGTCACAAATGGTGTTGAGAGTATCTCTGTATTAAATCCAGGATTTGGTTATCAGGTGCCACCAACTGTAACAATTATGGGTGATGGCACAGGTGCAACTGCCACAGCTGTTATTTCTGGTGGCACCATACAAAGTATCACTGTTGATAATGCAGGTAGCGGATACACCAGTGCGGTTGCAATGATTACACCTGCTGCAGGCGATACAACAGGCCAACTTGGTGCTGCTGTAGTTAATCTCGAAGGTCGTTTTGGTACACTCAGAACATATTACTTTGATAGTAACAATGTTAAAACAATTTTCAATTCCAATGTTGGTACAATTGATTATCAAGAAGGTGTTATTACACTAAATTCATTTGGTCCAATTCAAGTCGATAATACATTTGGTCAATTGACTGTGACAACTACACCAACCACATCAATCGTTTCTTCTACATACAATCGTATCATCACCATTGATCCGTTTGATGTAACAGCAATCACAGTTAATGTTACGGCCAGAACATGATAGAATCAGGTCAAAAAACCTCACTACTTATACCATCACAACTTCCTGAATTTGTTCGGGACGATCCCAACTATGCCAATTTTGTATTGTTTTTACAGGCATACTATGAGTGGATGGAACAAACAGGTCAAGTTACTGACCGAAGCAAAAACATATTAAACTATGTTGATATTGATAAGACATCAGAAGAATTCTTACAATATTTTTACAATGAATTTTTACCTTATTTTCCGCAAGATATACTGGCAGATAAGGTAAAAGTTGCCAAGATTGCTCGTGAGTTGTATCAATCAAAAGGTACACAGGCATCATATAAGTTTCTATTTAAAACACTTTTTAATACTGATGTAGATTTCTTCTTTACTAAAGATGCGGTGCTTCGTGCATCAGCCGGTAAATGGTATGTGGCGAGAAGTCTTAAACTTGATTCACAAAATTTAGATTTCTTTGACTGTATAAACTATCGAATCTTTGGTGAAACATCTAAGGCTATTGCAACGATTGAGGCGGTCGTTCTTTCGGGAAACAAAATACAATTATTTGTATCAGACATTCAGCGTCTGTTTCAATCAGGTGAAAATGTTAAAGTTGTAGATTCCAACAACCAAGATGTGTTGATGGAAGATGGTATGCCACACGAAGGCAAAATCGTAGGTCAGATTAGTCAGATTCTTATCAGTCCGACCAATCGTGGATTATTGTATCGACCAGGTGATCCTGTTGTTGTGTATGGTGGTCTTAGTTCAAACACGGGTCTTGGTGCAACAGCCGTAGTTGGTGAAACAACCTCTGGTTCGATTCAGCGTATCTCTGTTGTGTCTGGTGGTTACGGTTATCGTGAAAATCCAAATACAATTATAACTTTAAGCAATGCTCCTGGTGCTGTTGTTCAAGTATCATCGGTTGACCCAGCAGCCAACGGTGTGGCTAATGTGGCGTTTGTACCTACTGATGGCATCGGATTAAAAGCATCAATATTAATTGGTGCTGCTGATTATAACTTTTCTAATTTGGCCATATCAAATGCTAGCACGACATTAGCTAACGCATTTACATTTACCGGTTTCACCACATTCCCAATATCATCATTGATTGTTTTAAATTCTGGTGGTGGTCTTACATCTGTTCCTCAAATCACCGCACAATCATTATTCAATACTGATATTGGCCAAGGCAATATTAGAAATCTAGGCATACTGGCACCAATACAAATTGCAAACACAGGTACAGGTTATGCTGTCAATGATACGATTGTGTTTACTGGTGGTTCTGGTATAGGTGCAGCTGCCAATATCACAGCAGTAGGTGCCAATGGTGAGATAGAATCGGTCAGTTATGTGTATCCGCCAGGATCATTATCATACCCATTAGGTGGTTTTGGTTATCGTGGTGATGGTCTACCAACATTAACAATTTCTTCAACAGGTGGTGCCAATGGTTCTGTATTTGTTCCAGGAATTCTTGGTGACGGTGCATCATTTTCAACCACCGTGGATCGTGTAGGTTCAATCACATCGATTAACATATTAAATGCAGGTGAAGATTATGTAGCTGCACCTGGTGTATCACTCAAAATACAAGATATTGTTGTATCAAATGTGGCGATTGGTGATTTACCAACAGCAGGCGAAATTGTGTATCAAGGCTCAGATGTGGCCAATTCAAGTTATCGTGCCTTTGTTGCTGGTACCGAAGTGCTTGTGCCAAATGGTGATCCACTACAAACACTCTGGCGTTTGCGTGTATATGATTATAATGCAACTCCAGTATTTGGTGTGCCAATTAAAATAGATGGTGATAATGATACCATCATACAAATATCAAATCAATATCCTAACTTCAATGCGGCCACTCGATTTGATTCAACGGGTCTGATTACATACGGTGATGGCACCGCACAGGCCAATGCAACATTCTTAAATGGTCTTGTGATTGACCAAGGACAGTACCTTGATACAACAGGTCAACCAAGTTCGTTTGACGTTTTACAATCTGAAATCTATAACAACTTCACCTATCAGATTACATTAGAGGCAGAGATTGCCAAGTACCGTGATACACTCCTGAATCTGGTTCACCCAGCAGGTATGAAGGTCATTGGCCGATATGCCATGAAGTCTAATGCACAGACCAACTTCACGTCATCCAGCTTCTTAGAAACTGGTCAGCCACTTGGTTACTATACTGGTGATCCAGGTTCTTATGTTACCATGAGTTCTACATGGGACAATGCAAGTAACAATATCGTAAACTTCTTTGCTTTGGTCGGTGCCAACCTAGAAAACTTTATTGCCTCAAACAATAACCTATTGATTACATTATCAAATGGATTCCAGATTGCTTCAGAGGTTGATGAAGTATTTGTTAGTGATACAGCCAATACGGTCACACTTAAAGATAATGTCTGGTTGACCTATGCAAATGTTGCCTTTGTCACAGCAAACTCTGGTAGTAACGTCATAAATATAACATCATTGACTGGTTCTTATGACATTGTTAATAATGGAAACTACAGCAACACCTCTTATCCATTAAAAGATATTGTATTTGCTGGTGATAAGGTTCTGGTAGCCAATAACACCGAGAAAACGGTACAAAGTGTTGATTGGGAGGGTGGTACCATCACATTGACGACCAGTTTGGCCAACACGGTCAATTCGTTGATGTCGGTACAAAGAACCGTATTAACCTCTGATGTGATTATCTATGGACCAATAGGCATAGCATCGACACCAGAACTTACAACACAAAACAACGAAACAATTATAACACAGGACAATGATATACTTCTCATAGGGTAACAAATGGCAACAGTAAAAATATCAGAACTTCCGATAATCACACAGATTAATCAGGACACAACTCAGACCATTCTACCGGTTGTAGACATATCAACCGATGAAACATCTCAAATTACCGTCCGAACTTTAGCAGACGGGTTGTTTGCGTATGATGCTCTCAAAGTTGGTGCAAGTTTAGAACTATTACCTAACACAATTGCACAGTTCTCTGGCAATAGTGAAATATTTTTACAGACCAATCTACAAAATTTAAATGCTAATGGTTCGGCTGACTACGTTGCCACGGCCGATATTGGTACAAACGCAAATAACTACATCGATACTGGTATCAACAATTCAAATTACGATGATCCAGAATTTTCTGCAATGAAACCTTTAGATGGTTATTTGTATACATACGGATCTTTAGATGATTCTACTGACGGTAACCTGGTTATTGGTACTGCTTCTGCTGGTGCCAATTTATTGTTTATTGCTGGTGGTACAACTGAAGCTAATGTGGTTGCCAAAATTACCAAGTTTGGTATTACACTGAACAACCAAAGTCGTTTAGAATTTACTGATGGTTCGATACAAACTGTCGCAGCTGCTTCAGTTGCTTTCTCACAGTCAGCAGCCAACACAGCCAACTCTGCATCAGCTAATACAATCATTACACAAGGTGTAGACGCTACTCAGAACGCACAGATTACAGCGGTCAATCAGTATGCACAGTCAGCATTTGCTACAGCCAATGACGTAAACGGATATGCCACATCAGCTTATGCAACTGCCAATGGTGCCAATGGTTTGGCTGCCGGTGCATTTAATACCGCAAACGGCGCCAATGGTTTGGCTGCTGGTGCTTTCATCAAGGCAAATAATGCCATCGCCAATACATTTGCAATCACAGTAAATAATAGTGTTTATATTCCTGGTACATTGGTGATTGATGGTCTTGTGTATGCCAACGGTGCGACTTATGTGGCTAATGCAATGTCAATACCAACCACATATACATCACCACAAACTGCCATCACACTTAATTACCAACAAGCTAATATTGTTAAAACAAATATTACTAGTGACTTAGTTGTATCACATACAGGAATAGTTCTTGGTAAGTATATTGATTTGTTTGTGTATAATGATTCGGGTGATATACGAACAATTACTCATGGTGTTTCTGCTAATAATTCCACAACAAAAGGCACAACAACTAAAGTATCACCATATAGCACCAAGCATCTCAAATACTTTACGATTGATTCAGATTTAGCCAATACCTATGTGATTGAAAGTGTGGATGAATATTTGACTGTTGGTGATTTCACTGCAACAGGTAACATTACATCTACTGGTGGAACCGTTTCAACTGGCAATTTATCCGTTGGTGGCACTACCAGTCTTGTTGGTAATGTTATCATGAATGGTACTGCAACGATTGAGGGATTCTTTAATGTAAACAATTCTACATTTAGTGCCAACACCGCCATGATGCGTATGACAGCTAGTGATGGTTATGCTGTTGTATCTCCATCAAACTCATACTATATGTTACATATTACTGGTAAATCCAATAATGTAACTCGTGTTGTATTGGATTCTTTTGGTGCCAACACATATCCACTGGTAAGTGGTCGTATGGGTCGTGGTTCAGCTGCAGCACCTGCCGCTACTGCAAACAATGATGTATTAATGCGGATTGTGGGTAACGGATATACAGGCACACAATTTCCATCATCAAGTCCAACAAAGATTGATTTTGTAGCTACTGAAAACTTTAGTGACACCAACCGTGGTACTCGTATTGAATTCTGGAATACACCAACAGGTTCAAATACTATACAACGAATTGCAACCTTTAATGCCAATGAAGCACAGTTTACTGGTGCTTTAAATCCACAAAAAGGATTTATATTCAGCCCAAGATTACCTGTAGGTGACCAAACTGCCATCACAATTGATTTTGGTACAGATTCAATTATTAAAGCTAGTTTAACACAAGATTTAGCCGTCACATTAACCAATTATCAATTTGGTAAAATCTGTGAATTGTGGTTGGTTAATACTGGTGCTCAGAACAGAACTGTTACACACGGTTGCACAGCACTCAACTCAACCAATAAGTCGACTACATATACGATTACATCTGGTAGTTCTGCACACCTAAGGTACTTTAGTATTAATGGTGACAATGCAAATACATTTGTGTCAATCATTCCATAATACACAATAAATAAGTCATGGCAAATAAAAATCTATTAACATTTAATGCAAAAGTAACACAGGTCGAGCAAGACTACTTTGCACCTGTCGCTTCGATTGCTGGAACAAATGTGCCTATCAGCACACTCTATTGTTTTCTAGCTCGTGTAGTACCATGGCCAAACGAAAATGATCCGGTACAACCAACACAAGACCAGCAAGCCATCAAAAATATATTTAAAAATATGTTTGTGGCAAAGCTTATTAATTCATCCAATATTAGTCCAGTAATTCAGCGTATTGACTGGATAGCTGGCACAAACTACGATTACTATCGTGATGATGTAGATATGTTTGCTCTTGATGAAGCTGGTCGCTTAGAACGCCGATTCTATGTTCGTAACAAATATGACCAAGTATTTAAGTGTTTGTGGAATAATAACAATGCTGATGCAACGGACGAACCATTCTTCCAACCAGGTGCCTATGGTAACAATAATATTTACAAAGGCACCGATGGTTATAAATGGAAGTATATGTATACTATTGACGTTGGTTCTAAGACCAAGTTTATGGACAATCTATGGATGCCAGTACCAGTAGGTAGTGGTACATTAAATCCAATTGAAACACCAGCTGGTTATGGTGATGTAGAAGTTATCAATGTGGTAAATGGTGGAAGTGGATATGATCCAGCTAATGCTGAGATTATTGTTACCGTAACAGGTGATGGTACCGGTGCCACAGGAGAGGCAACCGTTTCTGCTGGTCAAATTACCGATATCATCGTAAACACCACAGGAACAAATTATACCTTTGCGAATGTGTCCGTGACTTCAGAACTAGGTTCAAACGCAACCTTCATCGCTCCAATCTCTCCTATTGGCGGTCACGGTTTTGACCCAATTGATGAACTCGGTGCCAGCCATACAATGGTAACGGTAGAATTCAATTCTGATGAATCTGGTAATTTACCAACTGATATTGACTTTAGACAAGTTGGATTGTTGGTGAATCCTACCGCACTCAGTACCTATCCAGCACCAGCAAACGGATCAATCTACCGAACCACAACTGATGTGGTCGTGGCACCTGGCTTCGGTGTTTTTGAAGAAGATGAGACCGTGTTTCAAGGTTCTTCATTAGAAACCGCCACATTTACTGGCACCGTATTGAATTTTGATACAGCATCCAATGTAATAAGGCTCATAAATACATCAGGACAATTCACCGTGAACGCACCGATTTTTGGTAGTTCATCGTTAACTGCACGAACAACATTAACTGTTAGCACACCTGATTTCGTTTTATTCTCTGGTTATTTGAGTTATATTGAAAATAGAGCCAGTGTTCAGAGAAGTGCTGATGGTATAGAACAATTTAAATTCGTTTTAGGATATTAAAAAATGCCGCTTAATTTCAACGTTGATCCGTATTATGACGATTTCGATCCTGCTAAAAACTTTCATCGAATTCTCTTTAAACCAGGATTTGCGGTACAAGCTCGTGAGTTAACTCAATCTCAAAGTATTCTACAAGACCAGATTACCAAGTTTGCAGATAACATATTCAAACAAAATTCACCAGTTACGGGCGGCCAAGTAACAACCAACTTCAGTTGTTCGTATATCAAGATGCAGCCAACATACAATGATGCTGCCATTGACATCAATGCTTTTGCCAATAAACTAATTCGCAATGCTGATGGTACTGTATTGGCTCAAGTGATTGCCGTTGTGGCAGCCACAGGTACTGCTGGTGTTGGTGATCCACCTACACTCATTGTTTCATATAAATCTGGTGACCAATTTCAAGATGATGATATTATCTATGATGTAACATCGAATCTAGCTGCACAAGCACAAGCAACAGATGCAACAGGTCTTTCATCGGTTGCTTCGATTGCACAAGGTGTATTCTATGTGTCAAGTAACTACACTCGTGCAGATGGTATTACAATTTCTGACGGTCTGTTTGTTCAAGTTAATCCACAGACCGTTGTAGTCGACAAGTATGACAATACACCAACCAAGCGTATTGGTTTAAATATTACCGAAACAATCTTTGATTATGTCAATGACACTTCATTATTGGATCCTGCCGTTGGTGCTTCTAACTATCAGGCACCAGGCGCAGACCGGTATAAAGTTACTCTCACCTTAGAAAGTCGACCAATCACATTTGGTGACGACCAAGGATTTATCGAATTAGTCCGTGTAGAAGATGGTGCAACGGTCAAATTAGTAGATGGTTCGGTCTATGGTGTAATTGATGATTACTTTGCGAAGCGTGACTATGAAACCAATGGTGATTATGTTGTCAATGATTTCAAATTAACACCACGAGCTAATACGGCCAATCCAGACACCTACATTATGAACGTAGGTAAAGGTCTGGCATATGTTCATGGTTATCGTTTAGAGAATCCTACTAGTGTTGATTTAACATCCAATCGTGCAAGAACATCTCAGTCACAAAATAACAATCCAGTTTTCATTAACTTTGGTAGTTATTTCTATGTTGATAATGTAAACGGTTCCAACACATCATTCTTTGATACAACATCCTATTCGCAGGTTGATTTACATTGCGTTGATGCGGCCAGTGTTACTTTTGCAAACTCAAATACATACAACGCAACAGTTGTAGCAACTGCCAACATTCGTTCTTTGATATACGATAGTGCCACAGGTACTGGTTCAAACACTTATGTGTATAAAGCTTATGTAGCTAACATACAGAATCAAACTCAGGTAGCTCTAGCAACTGCTGGTTCTGCCAATACAATTACATTCCCAAATTATTTCTCCAGATTTAATGATGCTTACACAGGTGTAAACATTACACTCACATCTGGACCTGGTGCAGGTGATTTCAGAACAATCACATCATACAATGGTACAACCAAAGTTGCAACAGTCAATCAAAACTGGACTGCCACACCAACCACAGCAACACAGTTCACACTCAACTTTGATACCAAAGATATTGAGTCCATTATTGCTGCCAATAAATCTTCGTATCCAGCCACACTCAATGCAAAGGCTGAGATTGATGCAGAGCAAGGCAAAGTAGGTGGTTTAGAAAGTGGTGATACTGTATTACAAAATCCAAATGTGCCTGAATTAGTATTCACCGTTGGTAATCCATATGTTGAAACAATTACCGATACATCTTATACCACACAACAAGTATGGCGTAATGTATCCTTTACACCATCAGGTGGTTCGTTTGTTGCAACATTACCATATACAGGTGACTACAACGGTGTGATTCGTCATTTTGGTACACCAAACACAACACTTTCAACTGAATTAGTTCGCCAAAACTTTACGATTATTGTAACGAACAAAGGTAGTTCAACACTTAATGTTGGTGACAATGTGCCTTGGACTACAGCAGGCAGAACTGTTGCACTTAACTCAACAGGTTCTACAGCCACACTTTCTGCTTCTGATGTTGGTGGTACATTTACTGCTACCGTCTATGCAAAAGTATTTGTTGAAAATGGCCAAGATACAGGACGTATATTAAAGAATAAATTCCTAATTACTGCGAACACAAATGCAATCAGCACCAGTAATACACAGATTTTAACATACACCTTTGTTGATGATACCAGTTTAACATCAACAGGTCAAATTTATATCGAGAAACCTGGTCTTGTTGCACCAGGCAATCGTCAGAGTTTATATCTCTCCGATGTCAAACGAATTGTTAAGATTATTGATACAAAGAATCCTAGCTTACGTGCTACGGTGGCCATGATTAATAATCCTGCATATGATATTACAAATAATTATAACTTTGATAATGGTCAACGAGATTCGTATTATGACCATGCCAGTATTACATTAAAACCTGGTGCCTCACAACCAATTGGTAACATTCTTGTGTTGGTAGATTACTATCAGCACTCAGGTGGTGACGGTTACTTTAGTATCGAATCGTATTCAAATGAACAGTATCAAGAGATACCGCAATACACCAGTACCTTTGGCACATTGTATTATCTCCGTGATTGCTTAGACTTCCGACCAACTCGTGTCAATGCAACAACAGCTTTCTCATTCCGTTATTCGAACTCTGATACCAATCGTGGTATGTTCTTGCCTGTGGATTTGACCACATTCTTAGGTGACTATTCATACTATCTTGGTCGTAAAGACAAACTAGTATTGAGTAAAGATAGAAGTTTCTCAATCATTGAAGGTGCTCCATCTCTCAATCCAATTTACCCAACAGAACCAGATGGTGCGTTGGTCATTGCACAGTTGATTCACAATCCATATACAGGATATATTCCAACTGAAGCACCTCCTGGAACAACGGCAGACCTTTCAATACAAAAGGTTAAGCACAAGCGATACACGATGAAAGATATCGCTGGCTTGGAAAACCGTATCAATCAGATTGAATACTATGCTTCGTTGAACCTGTTAGAACAGAAAGCCAGTTCGTTACAAATTACCGATGCCTTTGGTCTCAATCGATTCAAAAATGGTATTGTTGTTGATGACTTCTCTAGTTATGCAACAGCTGATACACAGAACTTAGATTTCTTCGCATCGATTAATCGCCGTGAACGTAAGTTAACTGCAACACAAAATGTTCGTAACTTTCCATTGAAGTCGTTGGCATTGGCATACAACATGAATATGCCTTCTTCTGCCACTTCACAGGCATTAGGTTACAACATTAGTACCGATAGTTACATCAACTACTTTACATTACCATACACAACGGCTAATGCCATCACACAACGGATTGCATCACGCACAGTCAATGTAAACCCATTTGCTTTCAATACAAGAGAAGGCGTTGTAACACTTTCACCAAACGTAGACAATTGGGTTGATACAAACTATGCACCAGCATTGTTGATTACGGATCCAAATCTACAGGTGTTCCGTGCCAATCAAGGTCAAATCAATGTGTTGTCGGCAGGTGACTGGCAGGCTGTTTCTGGTACATCATTTAGTTCGACACAATGGGGTAGAAACTGGAACCTCACAACAACCGTTCGCACAACCAACTTTGCAGCCAGTGATATTCTAGGTCCGTATGACCGTATTGGTAACACTTATGCTCTTGACAATGGTTACATTACCGACATCAGCATTCTACCATATATTCGTTCACAAGAAGTTGTAGTTCGTGCCAAAGGTTTGTTGATTAATACATTAGTTACAGGTCAGTTTGACAAGATTGATGTAACAAATTATATTCGCAAAGGTAACATCATTGAACTCACTGGTGTATCTGGTACATTTAATGAAAATGACATCATTGGTTACTTTAGTGGCGGTATCTTTACACCTACAGGTCGTGTATTAGGTGTCTATCGTTATCCAGGTACCAGCAATGTTCGTTTATATGTTGCAGGTGATGCTTCTTCAACATTCTATAGCAACTCAACCGTATTACAAAATGGTTTCTATAATACCGCAGGTGCATATCAGAATTCAACAGCACAAGGCACAATAGCATCTTCAAGTCATTTTGGTGGCCGTATTAGAAATTATGAATCTACTAACAAGATTCGTTTATCGGCACTTGCCAGCACAACCAATAATTTCTATACTGGCAACACAATCTATATCAATGCAGGTACAGGTAAAGGACAATCTGCAACCATCTCGGCTTACTATGGTGCAAATCAAACAGCAATGTTATCCAGCACCGTCACGGCAGCTAATGGCGACATCTACTCAATTGGCACATTAAGAACCGATGAAGGTGGTGCTTTGTATGGTGTGTTCATCATACCTGAAAACACCTTTAATACTGGTGAGCGTGTATTGAACATTAATAACGGCATCAATGGCAATCTTGATACAGCCACCACATTTGCTGAAGGCACATACTACGCACAAGGTTTGCAAACAACAGCTCAGCGTGTTGACTTTGGTGCTTCACCATCAGGTGCAAGAGGTACATTTACATCAACTCGTACCACATCGTCAACAACTGTATCGACCATCTTTAACGTATGGGATCCTGTTGCACAGACATTTATTATCTCTAAAGATAATTGGCCAAACGGTATGTTCTTGAACTCAGTCAAACTGTTCTTCAGAAACAAACCAACCAATGATAGCACACCAATCAGTTTGTATATTGTTGGCACACTCAACGGATATCCAAACGGTGAAATTCTTGATAACTCGGTGGTTACACTTACACCAGACCAAGTGGTTACATCAGAGAATCCACAATACTTAGACCCAACGGCATACACCGAATTTAGATTCAATGCACCAGTATTCATTCAACCTGGCCTGTTGTATGCTTTCATTGTGAAGTCTAATAGTAATCAATACATTATGTGGACAGCATTCAATGGTGATACAGCACTTGCCTCATCGGTGAAGAATTTACCAACCGATCCAACACCAACCACAATTACCAAAGTTGGTGGTGCTCCATCTGTTGGTGCATTGTTCTTATCACAGAACTCACAAACATGGACTGCGGATCAAAATCAATCATTAATGTTTGTAATTGACCGTTGTGTATTCAACACTGCTACATCACCAACTATTCAGTTTGTTGTGCCTAAGAAATTACCACAAAGAACATTGGTTGATGAATCGGTTGAATATTTCTTGAATGCCAATGCGGTACCTGACATTACAGGTACCGTGGCAAACACCGATATATTGGTTGATGCATTTAACGTAACGACAACTGATTTGATACCAACCACAACGAACATTAATTACTCATACAATGCTTCGTTAACCAATGGTAGTATCACAACAACGACACCAATTAATCCTGGTAAGTTTGCTACATCGGCTTCTGATAACATTTACCTCAATGATGGTAATGGTCAGCGTAAATTAATTGCTAACTCGACCACATCATTCTCAGTATTGGCTCAGTTGTCAAGTCAAGATGATGCAGTATCACCTGTTATCTCTGATGCTGGTTTAACCGCATACGCCATTACATGGAATGTAAACAACTGTGAACTATCGAATTCATTGATTACAGTTGTCAATGGTGGTGCTGGTTACAATGCTGCTCTCACCTCTGTAACAGTATCAGCACCAACAGGTGAAGGTGGTGTTCAAGCGACAGCAGCTGCCAATGTTTCTGGTGGTGTAATTCAATCTGTATACTTGGTCAATCCAGGTTCTGGTTACATCACAACACCAACCGTAACAGTCACCGATGCAAATACATCACCTGGTTCTGGTGCTGTTGTATCAATTGCTGGTGAAACATCACCTGCTGGTGGTCCTGGCCTTGCCAAGTATCTCACCAAGAAAGTTGTGTTAGATGCTGGCTTTGATTCAGGTGATTTGATTGTGTATCTAACTGGTTATCGTCCAGTCAATACAAACATTCAAGTATACTACAAGATACTGAACCGTAATGATACACAGACATTAGATGATTCTTCATGGCAGTTGATGACAATGATTAATAACTCACAGTCATTGTATTCTCAAACACGAGATGAATACTATGAGTATAGCTTTGCACCTGGTTCAGGTAATGTTGGCCAAGGTTATGTTGAATACACATCACTCAACGGTCAAACATATACCACATTTAGTCAGTTTGCAATTAAGATTGTTCTTACAACAACAGACAATACCGCAGTACCTGTTCTGATTGACATGAGAGCAATCGCCCTGCCACCTAACGTAAACGTAACACTATAAAAAATGAGTTTAGTTCCAATACCAGACACATCATTTGTTCGTGATACGACCTCGATGGCTCTTATCAATCAGGATAAGAATGGCTTAGAGGCCTATATCAAACAACGTAATGTTTTATTGGCTCAAAAACAAGAAATAAAT